GCGTCTTCAGGCTGCGAAGGAGGAGTTACTTGAAGAAGAGCCAGAGCCCACACCCGAGCCAGAGCCCGAGCCAACCCCCGAGCCAGCACCAGAGCCGGAGCCCGAAGTCGTCGAAGAAGACCCGGTTCCTGAGGCTGAACCAGATCCGACGGAAGAAGAGCCGGAAACACCCCCCACTGGGTGAGGAGTAACTGATGAAATTGCTATTCATAATCTCAACTGCGCTTCTGCTTGTTGCATGTGCGCCGCCAGCGGATAAGGATTTCTTCGAGTGCGGCGCGAGCAACACACTGGTGGTGTGTCCAGTAGGTGAAAGTCCTGACGCTGCTACCCATGGTGATTGTCGTGCAGTTGGCAGTGGTACGACAACGATAGCCGACGGCACGTGTAGCTAGGAGTATCTCATGGCTGTCTCTATGACGTACAACTCGCTCCTTGACGACCTTCGTGCGTACTTGGAGCGAGGCACGTCTGTGGATACCACGGTGTTCGACCAGCTCCCCAGCCTGATCAACTTGGCTGAGCGGGAGCTGGCGAACCGAATGAAGATATTGGGATTTGTGACAGTCGTGACAGATACGTTGGGTATTGGACAGTCTGTGGTACCGAAACCTAATCGCTGGCGCGACACGATCTCGATTAACTTTGGCGTGGGTTCAACGCAGATCAGAACCCCGTTGTTTGCACGGTCGTATGAGTACATGCGACGTTATTGGCCGGATGAAGACCTGACAGCTCAGCCGAAATTCTACGGAGATTACGATTACTTCAACTGGTTGATCGCACCCTAGTCGGATGCAGCATATCCATTCGAGGTCAATTACTGGGAGTTGCCTGCGTTGTTAGACGCGACAAACCAAACGAACTGGACAACGGACTTTGCCCCGAATGCCCTGCTTCATGGTGCGCTTCTGCAGGCGACTCCCTTTTTGAAAAACGATGAGCGCATTCCGACATGGCAAGGTATCTATGACCGGGACATTGCAATTTTGGAAGCTCAGGATATGAGACGTATCATCGATAGGAACGTTACGAGGGAGGCTGTCTGATGTCTTATACCGATGTATTTGGTGGCGAACTGATTTTCCCGTCACAGCTCAGCTACCTTTCGCTCACGATATCTGTTGACGCCACACTGCAGTGGCCGACTGAGCAACAGATCACGGGCGACAATGTTGTTGCAGACTTTATCGATGTAGATGCGACGGTTGCATCCCTTAACGTTGACATGCCTTCTGCTCTGGTAACGAGCGAGGGTAATAAATCTACCTTCAACAACGTCGGCGCGGAAACCTTTACCGTGCGTGATAGCACAGGCGGCACGATTCAATCCGTTGCTCCCGGAGAAGCGTGGGTCATCATCCTTCGAGACAACACGACTGCTGCCGGTTTGTGGCGTACGTTCCAAATGGGCGCTTCAGTGTCGGTTGCTTCTGCTTCAGCTCTCGCAGGAGCTGGTATCAAAGCAATCGGGATGACGCTGAATCAGAAGATCGATTCGGATGACGAAAATGCTCAGCCATTTAGTGTGGTCGATGGTGATCGAGCGAAGTGTTTGATCTTTACCGCAGGTGCCGGAACCTGCAACCTGCCCGACCCCGGTACGCTTGGCAACGACTGGTTCTTTATGCTGCGCAACTCCAGTTCAGGCGTTTTAAATATTGTGCCAGCGTCTGGCAACATCGATGGTTCTTCGACTCTCAACTTGGATCCGAATGGCAGTACATTTATCTTCACGGACGGCTCTGACTACTTCACCATTGGACTCACGGTGTCCTCGTCCATTGGGTTTGACTTCGTCTCGCTAGCTGTTCCGGGGTCGGGAGACTTTACCCTTTCTGGTGCAAACCTAGATCGGATTGCCTACCGCTTTACTGGTGCTCTCACAGGTGCACGTAACATCGTTGTGCCAAATACCACGCAGCAGTATTGGTGTGACAATTCAACGACAGGTGGCTTCGCTTTTACGGTTGCGACATCTGGGCAGGCGTCTCCTCCGGCTATAGATGAGAATGAGACTCTCATTTTGTACTGCGACGGTACAGATGTAATCAACGCAGTCAATTCGTCAGCTCTCACACTTCCGCTTGCGGTTGCTCAAGGTGGTACCGGAGCGACGACTCCATCCGGAGCACGGGCTAACTTAAGTGTTCCACCTACTTCACTTGACCTGATCGCGGGCGCGGGATTGACTGGAGGGGGAAATCTTACAGCAGACCGAACGTTCGATGTCGGTGCTGGTACGGGTATCACTGTCAACGTCGATGATGTAGCGCTTGATGCAGCCAGTAATCTCAATGTAGATCACTCCGCTGTAGTGCTGACTGCTGGCGACGGGATCGATGCAACAGGTTTAGGCGACATCACAGTCAGCCGTACTATCAACGTCGATATGCTGGGTCTGGAAGATCTTGTCGCGCCAATAGTTGACGAGATCTACTTCTATGATCTGTCCGCTGCGGCGTCTGACTTCCTTACTGTCGGAGCCGGTCTGACAATTACGTTGACCACCCTAGATGTTGACATGCTGGGGTTGGAGGATCTGACAGGTCCGGGTGCTGACAGACTATACGGCTTCGATCAGTCTGCCGGTGCTGCTGCTTTCTTCACTGCCGGAACCGGTCTGACGATCACGCTGACTGCGTTGGACGTCGATATGCTTGGTCTCGAAGACCTCGCTGCACCGGGAGCTGACCGCATTTACTTCTTCGACCAGAGCGTTGGTCCTGCTGCAGGATTCCTGACACTGGGCGCTGGTCTGGCGATCACAGGAACTGAACTCGACACCACGGGGGCAGGAACAGGCTCAGTGTTTGCGGGGTATTGTCCTGCCAATGCTGTTGGTGAGCGTGTTCCATCTGGATGGTCCATTGCTCGTATATCTCTTGGAGAATACGACGTCACACATAACTTAGGACTTACGGATTATGAGAACTTGTCAGTGACAGCGATGGGTGTCCATGATGGAACTTTTGACACTGGATACCCGAGGCTGTGTCAGATGGATCCCTCACTCTCAGATGGCAATGGGTTTCATATTGTCATCACTACTGACTTTGCTGGTATTGATAGAATTGACAGTGAGTGGATGTTCCTCGCATCGGTAAATTAATAGGGGAAGGGTAATGGCGAAAAAGAAATCCCGGAAGAAATCCAAGAAAGCGTTGAATCAGGCGAAGAAGGGTCCGATTCCGCCCCCGAAACCGTTGACGATGCGGCAGAAATTTATGAATTGGTTGACTGGAGATATAAGTTAGTGGCTGAACAGCCTGCACGTCTGGCATCGGCTCCCGGTATCAAACGGGATAGTACTCGTTTCGATAACGAGCACTATGTCGATGGTCGATGGTGCAGGTTTCAGCGTGGCTTTCCCAAGAAGATGGGGGGCTACCAACAAGTTACCGACACTCTACCTGACGTCACACGTGGCATGCATTCCTTCTCTGCAGACAACATTCAATATCTGCATATAGGGCAACCCAACACTATTGGTCAGTATCAGGTCTCGAACGGTACGTTGAATCTCTTCACTGATCGTACACCCGTGGGATTCATAACGGGCGTCAACAACCTGTGGCAGTTCGACATCATGGCCGACACTGCAGGTACCGGTAACCATCTTTTAGTTGCACATGCACCACCGAACGGAATGGACATCGATAACATGACTGGTGCAGACATCTACATCGATACGATTGATGCCACCACCGTCCTTAGCACAACAGGATTGAATACCGACCCGAGCACTGGCTGGAACACTGGTACTTTGGGCAACCTCAGTGGGGGTGTCGTAGTCAGTGGTGTTTATCTCTTCGGCTACGGCAGTAACGGAATCATCAGACAGTCATTGGTCAACAACGTGAATGGTATTCCTATCGAGTTTAATCTGGGTACGCAGAAGATTGTCAAAGGCATGCCTCTTCGAGGTGCTGGTACCGGTCCTGCTGTTTTAATGTGGGCACTTGATTCTGTCATCCGAGGGACGTTCATAACGGGGGGTCCTCCGGACTTTGCTTTCGACATCATTGCCCGAGGTACCACGATCATGAGTTCGCAGAGCGTGATCGAAATGGATGGTGTTTACTATTGGCCCGGTATTGATCGTTTCTTGATGTTCAATGGTGTGGTGCGTGAGCTGCCCAACAACATGAACCAGAACTGGTTCTTCGACAACATCAACTTCAGGCAACGACAGAAGTGTTTTGGCATGAAGATCCCACGCTACAGTGAATTGTGGTGGTGTTACCCACGTGGAAACGCAACTGAATGCACCCACGCTATCATTTTTAACGTACGTGAGAACACGTGGTACGACACAGCGTTACCCGACAGCGATGATGTGAACCAAGGACGCACTGCAGGCATCTACGCTGATGTGTATCAACGTCCCTTCATGTGCGACAACGAAGTGGGATCAGCTGGTCGCACACTCTGGCAGCACGAGACTGCCTTCGACAAGATTCGCAGCTCACAGATTAGTTCGATTCAATCGTTCTTCGAGACGCACGAGTTCTCATTGCTCGACCAGAACGTGTCAGACAAATCTCTGCGCGTTGCTAGGATTGAACCCGACCTCGTGCAGGTAGGTGACATGACTTTGCAGGTGCGTGGTCGTGCGAACGCCAAAGCCACCGTTCAGGATGGGGCAATCGAGACAATTTTTGAGTCACCGTCCACACCTGACGAAGAGACCGTGAAGTTCAAAGAGGTCAAGCGACTGATGGGCTTCAAGTTTGAATCGAACGTAGGGAGTGGCAACTACGAGCTGGGCAAGACGTACGCACACATCGAACCTGCAGACGGGAGGGTGGAGTCATAGTTATTCATCCGGAGGGTTTTCGTGACGACGATTTTAAAGGCTGGGCTGATGCGATGTCCTTCCTGATCAATGAGGAAGTGCCCAGCTTTCTGATTTATAGACCGGAGACGGGCGACACGTGGCAGGAGTGGGCTCTGGTCATCGTTGGATCACAGGATCAGTTAGGGCAAGATTCACCGGATCCAGAGACGTTTGACACTTGGAAAGAATGGGCTGAACGGCTCTTCAACACGCAAGCTTTTATGGGATAGGACCATGGCAAAACGACGCAACGTAGGCACACCAAATCCTCGAGAGAGACAAATTGCTTCTGCTCTGCAGCCTAAGGGGGGCTTGGGACAACTGTTAGAGGCACAGGGTGCTGATGCAAAAATGCTCGCCGACGTAGAAGAAATTGAGGCAACTCCCGGTGGCATGGAGCTGCTTTACACCATGGCAGCTGAACGGCTGATGGTAGGTCAAGGTATCTCGAAGAAAGATGCCAAGAAGATACGTCTCTACAGAATCGGTGGCCCGGTCAAACTCGCCAAAGGCGGATCTGTCCGAGACGCAGCAGAGACAACCCGACGAGCGGGACGTGGTGATGACTCCATGATGCTGCACGTCAGCCCCGACGAGTACGATGTTATCGAAAAGATGTGGGGTAAGGCTGAGATCAATCCCAACACAGGCATCGGTGAGTACGGATTCCTGAGCAAGGTGTGGAAGAAAGTTAAGAAAACTGTGAAGAGGATTGCTAAGTCACAGATCTTTCAGATCGTTGCTCCTATTGCACTGTCGATCTTTGTTCCCGGTCTCGGTGCTGCTATCGGTGGCGCACTGACTGGAGGTGGTACTGGTGTTGTGGCGAGCGCAGTCGGTAATGCCGTCGTACAAGGCGGACTGAGCGCAGCTGGTGGGGGTGACTTCGTAGAAGGAGCGATTAAAGGTGCGGTCACCGGAGGTCTGGGGGAGGTCGCAGGTGGTGCGATCAAGGATATTGCTCCCGGCGTCTCTGATCAGACGGCAAACGTCCTCGGAGCCAGCTTGACATCAGGCGTAGGCGCTGAGCTGACCGGTGGTGACTTCGTCACAGGCGCAATCTCTGGCGGACTCCAAGCGGGTGTCATAGATCCCATGATGGCAGACATCTCTGGGAAAGGGCAGGAAATGTTGGGCCTTGAAGATCCGGGAGAAGGAGGAGGCATCTTCGCTCGGAAGAAAACCGGGCTGGGAGAGATTGCATCGGGTGAAGCGATGTACGATCCAGTGTCGGGTGCTTACGTCCAACCGGGAGATATAACACCCGAGATGATCGCAGCCAATCAGGCCGCTCTGCCGGGAGGTGCAGAAGCTGTTGCAGCTGCTACAGGCGCAGATTCAGGGGTTGCTGCCGATCCGACCGTTACTCCCGGAAAAGAGGGTCCGGGTTTGATGGACTATGCAATCCCGGCGTTATTGGGTGCCGGAGCATTGACCGGTGGTGACTACGAGGAAGGTGCACCCCCTGAGCTGCCGCCGCACATGCTGGAACCGCTGCCGATCTACGACAGTACGCGTGAGTTCATCGGTCCTGCAGATCCGAGTGCGTATTACCAGTACGGTCAGCAGGGTGCTCCGCAGTCAGGCGAGCAGCTGTTCGTCACGCCAGATCCCTTCTCTGGAGAGACCGGCACACCAACGGCAGCTCAAGGTCCGGGTCCAGCCGGTGGCTTGGGAGGTAGCGATCCCATCTCTCGGATGATCGCTGCAGGTCAGACCGTTCCCGGCGCTATGGTTGGACCGGGAACCGCGGGAGGTCAGCTGTCGCAAGCAGGTTATACACAGGATCCTAACACTGGCGACTGGATGCCCCCGATGGAGCTGGGATTAGGTCTGCCGCAAGCCCGTGGAGGCTACCAGCGTGGAGGCGAGTATGACTACTGGTCGCAGAACGCCGATGTTCCACGTGCAGCGCCCTCAGTGGCCGCGTCAGGACGTTATGTTAAGGGGGAGGGCACTGGTAGGTCAGACGACATTCCGGCCCGTCTGAGTGATGGTGAGTACGTTATAGACGCAGAATCGGTGGCACTCTTGGGTGACGGTTCCGGGGATGCCGGGGCTCGACAGCTCGACTCGATGCGCGCGAACCTGCGCAAGCACAAAGCTAAGAATCTGGGGAAGGGCGGCTTCAGCCACAAGGCGAAGCAGCCACACCAATACATGGCGGCACGTGGGGGCATGGCGCGCCTCCGCAGAGCAATGACTGAAGCAGGGAGCGCGTAATGGCTACCACAGACTTCCTATTTGAGGGAAAACCACCGGAATCGGTCACAACCTACGGGCAGACCGTGGAAAGCATCCCGAAGTGGATGTCGGATTACACGCAGGGACTGATCGCGCGAGCGAATGCTGCGGCAGCTGAGCCCTACATTCCCTACGGTGGCCCGAGGATCGCTGACTTTTCGCCGGAGCAGCAACAAGCATTCGGCATGGTCGAGGAGAACGTCGGCGCGTACCAGCCCTACATGGAAGCAGGTGCCCGAGGCTACGGTGGAGGGCTGGAAGCTGCGGGCAACATCGCAGCGGCAGCCGATCCCTATCTCCAACAGGCAGCAGGAAGTTTTACCGATCCCGGCGTCGTCTCACAGTACATGGATCCCTACATCCAGAACGTGCTGGCGCGTCAAGCGGAGGAGTCCGGTCGTCAACTCACAGAACGATTCATTCCGGAGTTGCAAGGTGCATTCACCGGAGCGGGTCAGTTTGGATCCCGTGGTGGCTACGGTTCGATGCAAGACATCGGCACACGTGGTGTGAGAGAGATCGCTGAAGGTCTGCAGGGACAGCAACTGGCTGCTCTGTCTGGAGCCTATGGTCAAGCGGGTCAAATGTACGAACAGGAGCGCGCGCGATACGGAGATCTGGGACGCATGCGAGGTGCCCTCGAAGAAGCACAAGCAGCTTCGCTGTACGCCGGAGCCGAGGGAGTGGGCCGGATGGGCGAAGCCGCACAACGCATGGGTCTGACCGATGCCGCTGCAATCGAAGCAATCGGTCAACAGACGCGAGGGATGGATCAGGCAAGTATGGATCTTGCGTACGCAGATTTCCTAGAACAGCGTGATCTGCCATTCCAGCGACTGGGCTTCATGTCCGACATCGTGCGTGGTCTGCCATCACAGCGGACGCTTACACGCACCGATGTGGGACCGGCGGACATCTACCAGCCGTCGCCTCTGTCGCAAATTGCGGGTGCCTACGGTGTGTACCGTGGAATGAATCCTCCCGAGAGGGGCACCGCAAAAGGCGGCTACATCGATGGCGAATCCGAGGACGTGACCGGGTATGCAGACGGAGGCTACGTCGATGCAGACGGTTACCAACTCGGCGGACTGGCACGGGCAGCAGGACGAGGCATCGGGAGAGCAATTGACTGGGCAAAAAGTCTTTACCCGGATCCCGGTCGAAGTGTCGGTGTGGCCGGAGGTCATGAGCTGATGTTGGAGCACAAGCAGGACTGACGTTATGAGAGCAGAATCAGAACGTGCATACCAAGGTGGTGGGCTTGCAGCCGCTACAGAGAAGGAAGAACAGATGATGGGTCCTGTTCTTCCCGTTAACGAGATCGTTGCACGAACCACCGGGCCGGGACCTCAGAAAAGCTTGGCGGAGATAGCGGCGGGCGAGCGCAGGCAAGAGATCATCCAGAACAGAGATGATGCTCTGGCACGTCTGCGTGCAGGTCAGCAGGGAATTAAAGACCGCAGGGTGCGACAACAGCAGGCAGATGAAAGTGCCCGGTGGTTGGCATTCGCGCAAGGCATGCTTGCACCAACCCGCACTGGTGGCTTCGGTGAATCGATAGGTACGACTGCTGGTCTGATGCGTCAAGAGTCGGAGCTTGCGCGTCAACATGAAGGTGAACGTATCGAAGAAGAGATGTTACTCGCGCAGCAAGAGTACGATATTCGAAAAGATTACACTGATCAACTACAGACTGAGGCGAGGATAGCGGCGGCAGGGTACAAAGGTGAATACTCCCAGAGGCGACCTATTGGTACGGCTCATTTGATACCTCATCCTGAAGATTCCACTAGAGATGCACGTGTTCAACAAATGTGGGATCCCGAGATTGTGGTACAGAGAAAAGATCAGGACGGGAACCTACTGTTCGATGAGGCTGGGGAGCCCATCATGACAACAGGTGACGTGGTCTACGAATACATAGATGTACCGGGAGAAGATGGCAGTATTCCATTTGCGATCTCTCGGCTGGATGTCGAACGACAGAGGCGGATAGAGTTCGAGACGGGACTTGCAGGACATGAGGTGGATCGAATCAACAACGACATTCAGGGTGGCCGGGACGCGTGGCCCATGGTTCAGAAACTGGAAAAAGCAACGAAACTGCTGGAACAGGTGAGGAATCAAGGTCAAGGTACGGGTGGTTACGTAGCCTTGCTACAGAATATGGCTGAGTGGTTTGGTGTGGATACTTCTGAGGTCACCACTATAGGTGAGATACGTAACATGTTAGGCCAGCAAGTTCTTAACGGTCTCAAGCATTTCCCCGGTCAAATCTCTGAAGGTGAGCGCATGTACATGGAGAAATTGGAGACTAGTCTGGCGAAACCGGCTGGAGTCAACTTAGCACTCCTTGAAGAAGGACTCCGGGTAGAACGTACTCGACTCCGTAAAGGCATTTTCGCTGCCCGAAAGTACGGAATACCCGGTCTGGACCTACCAGCGATGGGTATAGATCCGAATGCAGCACCCGGAACAGCCCCTGCGGGTTCGGCAGAAGGGGCACGACAAAATGTACCGGGATCGACACGGCAGAATCCGATAGACGTAAGTCCGGGTATGCCTCCACCTGCCGCCGGAACGTGGATACGACTTCCGAATGGTGTTGTAAGGAGGTACCAAGGTGATCCAGACGCTGCGCGGTCAGGGGTACCTGAAGAGGCAATTGTAGGAGGCTAATAACATGGCTGAATGGTGGGAAAACGAAGCCGCTTTCGAGCCCGAGCCTGATCGAGGACCGGGCAGTGTTACCGATTGGTTCAATCAGCCTGAAGCAACGGGGCAGAGATTTGCTATTGACCCGTCGGTCACTGCTGAACAACTTGAAGCACTGCCGGAGATGACTGACAGCAACAAGATCATCGAAGGGTTTTCTATTGAAGGGGAGGCTGACCAAGGTCCGATTGCAGGAACGTTATCTCGCATGGGCAAAGAAGCGAGTCAGGCGTGGCTGAACATGACCATGACTGATCCCATGGAGTTAGGTTCGCAGCTGCAGAATCGATTCCCCGACATCGTCGAGGTGCGACTCGCACCGAATCCGTCGGAAGATCCGGAAGAGGTAGAAGCTTACCCACTCATTCCGATTGCAAAGAACAAAGCCACTGGTTACGAAGCTGTCATTAACAAACAAGGACTGACTGGTCAAGACATACTGCAGACCATCGGGTTGGTTGGTCAGTATACGCCTGCGACAAGAGCCGTGGGTGCAGTCAAAGCGCTAGCACCACGATTAGGCACCTCAGTCGCTGCTGTGGGTGGCACCGAGGCATTAGCTCAGACGGGTCAAGCATATGCTGGAGGCGAATTCGATCCTGAGGATGTCGCATTGGCTGCAGTGTTGGGTACTGCTCCGGAACTTCTGGCTAAACCAGCCATTGGGTTGGCTATGAAAGGTAAAGAGTTGTTTGGCAAGGTTGCCGATGTGGTTCCTAATACCGTGAAGCAAGCATTGGATTTTGCTGAGGAGAGAGGCTTAAAAATTACAACGGCAGATGCATTGAAGGAGCGTCTCACCCCTCCGCAACAGATTTTTCTCAAGATTACTGAACGTATCCCTGTCTTCGGCACGCAAAAACTTAAAAATACGCAGATGGCACAACGTGCAGACTCTTTAAGAGAAGTTGCAGAGGAGTACGGTGTTGATATCCAGAGCGAGCTTGGACAGGAGATTGCTGATAATTGGGTTAACCGTATGAGGAACTGGCGTTTCTTTGGTCGGAACCAACACCCCACAGACGAGATGGTGAACCGTGCGTTTAAGCGTGAGGCTGATGAGGTTATAGATTCCACTCTTAAAAAGAACATTGCTGGTGCAACGGTGGAGAATGGAGCTATCAATGACCAGTTGGTAGATACAGTCTTCGGAGCTAAGGCTAGTCGCAGTGCCGTAAGGGCAATGTTTAACAAGCTCGATGAAGCGGGGAAACAGACAGCGCGAACGAGATTCATACAGAAAGGTCTGCAGAAGGCTGAGTGGGCACCGGGGCAGCAAGTAGGTATCGCTAAGCCCGGTGTCTTTGCGAAGTACCTCGATGAGCATGTCAATGTTTTAGATGAGATCTTCCCGGAAGAACAGCTAGCAAACCTGCGGGGAATGCGCGAGTTCATCAGGATTACGAACAAAGCTGACGATGCTGCTCAAGGTGCAGGTATGACTGCAGCGTTAGCAGCTGGTGGAGGATTCTATCTCTTTGACATTCTAGGAGGCGCAATGGCTGGAATGGGAACGGGACTGCTGGGTCAAGCTGTGCAAAGTGCACCGGCTCGTAACCTGTTCTTGCGACTGGCGCATGCTAAAGGCAAGCCTGAACTGCAGAAGCAGATCATGCAAGAACTGCGTCCAGTACTATTAGCTACGGGTAATGCAGTACTTCAGGACGAAGTCGATATGCCTCACTTGAGCATGGCAATGTCGCCCGAGATGATACAAGAAGGCGCTTCAACTGGTATGTCAGCAATGATGCAAATACTGAGATCGGCCACGCAACAGGTTAATCCTTACGCGTTGCTAGGTGGAGGTGCGGGAGAGACAGCTGAATACATCCCTGAAGGAGGTATTGTCGGAGACATTGGATCCATAGGGAAAGGTTCACCGTTCGTTGGTCCCGGATTAGGAAGACTGCGGACATTCTCAGGAGCAGGAGAAGGGGAACCAGAAGAGTAATGCCTGCACGACGCATCAAACCGCCCTCGAAAAGATTCGCTCGTAATCGAGCGGGTCACCTGCTTGCAGAAGGTGCACGTTTGTTTTTGCCTGACCACCTCGATCAGGTGCGTGCAATTGCAATGCAGGGTATTGATGAGGAACAGATGTCGGAGCTGTTTGACATCAGTCCTCGACAGTTAGGACTGTGGAAATCACAGTACCCTGCGTTCAAGGAAGCGCTTGAAGCAGGTTACACCGACGCTGATGCTGCCGTGCTCGGTGCTCTGTATCAGGTTGCAACCGGTTACACGCACGATGAAGAAAAGATTTTCCAGTGGGACGGAGAGGTCATCCGTGCCGATACCATCAAGCACTACAAACCTGACGTGCAAGCGATCAAGTTGTGGTTGACCAACCGACAGCGTGAGCACTGGGCTGATCGTAAAGAGACTGAGCACAGCGGCAATAAAGATTCACCCATTGGTATTCGCGATGAGACGAGACTCGAAGTCATGTCGAGCATCCTTGCACTGATCAAACCGAAACCAGACAACGTGACCATCGACGGTCGCACTGGTGAGGTGGAATAGCCATGGGCATGTTCAGCAAATTTACTGACCCGTTAGGCATCAAGAAGAAGTCTGCGGAAGCAGTTGGTCTGGGGAAAGTACATAAAGCGATGACGGATCCCTTCGGCGTTGGTGAGAAGCTGGAGGATAAAACCAAAGAGGCTCTCGGCTTTGACTTCGAGAAGTTCCACCTCAAAGAGATCGGGAAGGACCTCCTTCGCAATCCTGAACGCATGCTCATGGGGTCTCTCGACCCTGCCAGCACGAAGATGTGGAACAAAGTCCTTGGTCGAGATGATAAACCTATCATCAACCAGATGGGGGGTCCTGCTGAACACAGGTATTCCGACTACCTTGAGCAAGGGGGTGATCCAAAGGCTGCGAAGAATGCTGCTACGGCCCATCAGGTCGCCGGAACGGTTGCATCCATCTACGCTGGTGGAGCGCTGGGTGCAGCTGCCGGAGCAGGAGCGGGAGCAGCAGGAGCGACAGTAACTCCAGCGATGCAAACAGCGATCACTGCCGGTGCGAGAATGGCAGTGCCCGTTGCTGCTGGTATGGCTGATGCAGAATTTGCAGAAGATCCTATTTCATTGGAAGCGCCGTTTATGGGTCCGCCAGCCTTTCGTAACCCCAACGTTCCCGGTTTTAGAACTGGTGGCTACGCTAGCCCAGCGCAGGCAAGATTGATGCGAGCTACTGCACACGGTTGGAAGAAACCGGGAGGTGGTGGACCTTCACGTGCAGTCGCACAAGAGTTTGTAGACGCCAAAGATCGCAACATGTATTCAGGTGGGTTTGCAGAGAACCGGTACTGGACAGGAGGACTTGCTGCCATGAATGAGATTAACTCCGGCGTTCCGGAAACTCTCCGCTTCCAAGAAGGAGGTCTCGCCGGAACCGAGCCAATCCGACTGGACATGGGAAACTTCCGCGACATTGTGTCGATAGCTGCCTATGTAAATAATGGATGGAGCTGGGATCCAGAAACAAGCACGGTGACTCCGCCAG